TAGTTCATTCGGCAATGCCGGTGACTATGTTGGTGAGATCGCAGTTTCCAACTTGTCATTCTCCTAATCAGAGAATCCAACCCAGGGATGGGAAGGACAAAAAGGGCCGCAAGGCCCTTTTTTGTTGGCTAAGTATTTGCATGAATTCTTGGCAAAATTTTTATCAAAATATTCAAGATCCCAGTTGGCCGTTGTGTGTAAACGAACACGAATTTACAAGACTACCTACCCACATACAAAATGAAATTTTAACATTGCACAACGGACAAGGATTAGTGGCGTTGACTGCTGAAGACATTGTTGATGTTTTTGCTGTTCCTGTTGTCGAAACTGATTCTGATAATTTTGATTTAGAATTTTTTGTCGCCAATGATTTTAAAGTTTTTTACAACAACAACTTAGAAGGTGGAGGAAACTCAGTTGGGCAGAGATATCCACTGATTTTAAAGTTGCTGTATCCTGATAGAAATTTTGACAGTTGTTTAGAATGGTGTAGCGGCCACGGAGCAATCGGTTTTAGATTGTTGGCTGACGGGATTTGCAAAAATTTGCATTTTTTAGAAATGTATCAACCTGCTGTAAATGCCTGTAAAAAAACCATGGCAAACATGCCAACTAGATTTGCAAATTGTGTGTCAATTCATCAAACTTCAACATTGACATCTTTACCGTCTGACATACGATTTGATCTCATGGTGTCAAATCCTCCGCATTTTCCTTTGCAATTGGGAGATCAACTGTTTCGAATTCCAAAAACGCATCATCAAAGGATAACTGTTGACAAAGAATGGAACACTCATAAAGATTTTTTTGCTAATGCTGCAAAATATCTTGCTGACAACGGTGTTATTTTGCTCCAAGAAATATATCACATAGATGAATTTTCAGAAATGATTGATCAAGGTGGTCTTAAAATAAAAAATATGTTTGCTGAAAAAAACAATCCTTTGCCTTGGTACTTAGAGTTGACTCACAAGTAATTTAAACTTTGAACCATGATAGATATTGTTCTATCTTCTTGGTAACACTGGCCCAGTCGCCCATGGCGGGTTGCCGGAATATACGTACAGTGGGATACCAAGGTGAACTGTCACGATCCAACATCCAACGCCAGTCTGTAGCAAACCATTGCAACATCAACCAAGTGGGTCTGCCCATGGCACCGGCTAAATGTGTAACAGCAGTGTCTACTGACATTACAACATCCAAACAAGTGATCAAGGCAGCAGTGTCGGCAAAACTGGCAATACTGCCAGGATACACAGTTACCCCAATGGCAGCCAGCGCAGATTCTTCTTCGGCTGTGACATCTACTTGTAGGTTGATCCACTCATATTGTGGATTGTTTCGAACCAATTCAATCATGGTTTGAAAAGGCATGCCTTTGTGTTTGTTGAGCCAAGCATCTCTGCGACCTGACCACGAAAATCCCACTCGCATGCGTGTTTTTGGGCCTAACCGTTGCAACCATTCTTTTGCTTGCAATTCTTGTGCGTTGATATAACTGATAGGCTGCGGAAGATTATCTACTGTGATGCCTAGCACTCCAGGTATGCTCATGATAGGAATCCAGTAATCAAACTCTGGTGGTTGATCTGTGTATCTACCAACCCAGTTGATAATGCTGGTATTTGCCAACAGTGGAATCATACCGTCTGTGACTTGGAACAAAATTTTAGCACCGGCGGCGTGCAAGTTAAACAAGAACCTGCAGAACTGAATGTTGTCTCCATGCCCTTGTTCGCCTACTACCAATATAGTCTTGTCTTTTAGATCTTGCCCAGTCCAACGGGGTTGAGCATGCTGCGGCAAACTACCGGCCAGGTGCTCATATTCCCAACGTGCTTCGTATGCTGGCCAACCACGAGCATAGTCGCCCTGTATCAAATAACTCACAGCTAGATTAAATTTAGCTGTGATGTTGTTGGGATCGACCACAGTGGCATATTCCAAAAATGGTATACCTCGACGCGGGTGTCCGCACTCACGCATGACATTGCCATAGTTGTTGAATGCCGCGGCAGAATTAGGATCGTGGCACATGGCCAGCATGTAGCATTTTAGTGCCTGATCTGGGCGATTCTCACCGCGTAGTCGGTTGCCTTCTTCAATCAGTTGAGCAACATCTGTAATAATTTCGTTTGAGTCCATGGTAATATTTACAGTATACACTGCACAGTGAATTATTTCAACCTCACCATAAATACTTGTCAACGCAATTCTGCGTTTTATGCGGTTTAACCCGCCGCGTACGGACTAGAACTCCGATCGGACTTCTTTAAGGAGAAACAAAAATGGGACGTCCTCTTAAAATACAAAAAACAAGCACCGGATCTGGCAATGGCGGCGCGGCCGTCAGCGTGGATATTGCCTTTCCTAACTTTGGATCGTTGACTGCTCCAGTGGTCAACACTGCCGACACACTCAATACCACTCAATATCTAGGCGTTGTGGGTGGGGCAGCACCTACTGACACACCTTCAGCAACCAACCCCAGAGTTGATGTCATAGTCAACATTGCCAATCCTTCAGGCTCAGGTATTGGTGTGGCTCAGGGCTATATCATCCGCCAAAAAGGCAGTCACAAATATCTAGTGGGCGATGTCACTGGTGTCAATGATGGTTCATTTGTGGTGGGGCAAGCCTATCAAATCAGCACTCTTGGCACAACCACTGACTGGCCTGCTGCTGGTGCACCTGCCAATTATGGCCTGGGCACTGTGTTTACTGCAACCTCAGTGGGCGGTTCTGGCAACGGTGCAGCCAACTCAGTAGGCGTTTGTGTGCTGGACGATGATGTGACTCCTGCTGCAGGACTGATGGCCATTACGTTTACCATTGGTGATTCAACTGCTACCACAATCAGCAAACTTACCAACAAGTTCTTGCTGGATTGGACTGGTGGATCAACCTATGCAGCCACTTCGGTGATTGCAGACAAACGATATGTGACCAACTTCTTTACAGACGAAGGCACAGTGATCAAGTCAGGAACCACTGGCGCTGCCAACACAGGTACTGTGACTGCAGGCCAACAAAACTTGTTGGATCTAGCCATTGTAGACAACGTTGATTCCTAATTTGTAACACTGCCGAGTCCTCCCAGATACATAATGGGAGGACTTTTTTATGAGCGCAGCATTTGTATTGGGCAACGGCGTCAGCCGATTAAGTGTGGATTTGAATCAGTTAAAACAACATGGGCGAATCTACGGGTGCAATGCCTTGTATAGAGAGTTTGTTCCAGATGTGTTGATCAGCACAGACAAAGCCATTGCACACACCATACAAAATTCTGGTTATGCTGAAAAACATCTGATGTACACTAGAAAACCCTTGCCAGGACTGGGAGCAAGGCCTGTGCCACAAAGTTATTTTGGGTTTAGTTCAGGGCCAATTGCTGTGGGCCAAGCGGCAGTAGACCGGCATTTGGCAGTGTATCTCATTGGATTTGACATGGGACCAAGTGCCAACAACAGATTCAACAATGTGTATGCTGACACTGAATTCTACAGAAAAAGTTCAAGTTTGCCCACTTACACTGGTAACTGGGTGCGACAAATAGTAACTATTTGTCGAGATTTTCCCAAAACTAGTTTTCACCGTGTGATGGGTGATACCACCGCTGCAATTCCTGAATTTTCCAATGTTGACAATTTACGACACATGCCCATGTCAGACTTTCTTGACCGCATAAATAACACAAAGGACCTTTAAATGTCAACAGTCAAACGAGTCAGTGGTGAGTACACTATACAAAGCATTGGTGCCAGCGATCCCATCAATTTGATTTCATCGTCAGTGAACATAGACGGTAACTTGACAGTCACTGGCAATGCTGTGCTGGTGGGCAATATCAACGCTGACAAAATTTTCAACGGTACCACCAGCATTGAAATCCCTGTGACCAATGGCAATGCCAACGTCACAATTGGTGGTACAAGCAATGTTGTAGTTTGGGCAACCACAGGTGAGTATGTAACAGGGCTACAAAGTGTCACTGGCAATATCACTGGTGGCAATTTACGCACAGTAGGTCAAGTGTCGGCCACAGGAGACGTCACAGGAGCCAATATCAATGTTTCTGGCAACGTACTGATTTCTCGAGATGCCAGCATAGGGCAGCCAACTATTAGATTTACAGACACTGACACCACAGTGACTGACGGACAAGTGCTAGGTGCGGTAGAATGGTTTACCAGTGATGTGTCACCTCCAGGTTCTCCAAGAGTCACAGCCGGAATACGTGCAGTAGCATCTGGTGTACTAGGCAACGCCAACATACAAATTTTAACATCAACCAATGGTGCTGCTGCCACAGTCAAGGTTGTTGTGGACAACGTGGGCAACGTGGGCATTGCCAATGCGGCACCCTTGGATACACTGGCAGTGACCGGAACTGCCTACGTCAGCGGTAATATAACCGGCGGAAATTTTATAACTGGTGGTTTTGTAAGTGCCACAGGCAATGTATCGGCTACTGGTAATGTCACTGGTGGCAATGTGATCACTGCAGGCCTGGCCACAGTGACTGGCAATATCACTGGTGGTAATATCATAAGTGTAGGTGCTGTTTCAGCAGGAGCAGCAGGCATCAGTACCACAGGCAATGTCACTGGTGGCAACGTCAATAGCAATGGTTTAATTTCGGCCACGGGCAACGTCACAGGTGCCAATGTTGTGGGCACATTGGGGGTTTTTTCAGGCAATTTGTCAGCCACAGCCAACACAGTTACATCCAATCTTCAAGTCACAGGCAATAGTTACGGCACAGGTATTGGGGTAGAAAACGTTGTTTGGCAACCCACCACAGTGGCATTCGACAGTGTGAGCCAGGCCAATGTGGGTGTATTGGGATTTTTGGTTCTGGGCGGATACAGTTACAAATACGAAGCCTACTTGCCTATCTTGCCTGATGGCAGCACAACCACAGGATTCAGCACACGTTTTGACGCAGGTACCTGTTACTACACTGTGGAAGCACAACCTGCACAGACCACTGCGTTTAGTGCATCGACCTCCAACGTTTCAGGCACCGCAGCAGCCACTCAGTCAATGACTGGCACAACACCTAGAGCTGTAAAAATCACCGGCACTATCTACAGTGCTGGCAACGCCAATGTCACAATCCAGGCAGAAACCAGCCTGGCAAACATCAACATACAATCTGGCGCATACTTGTCATACACTAGAATCAGCTAAAACTGCAAACAAGTCCTTTTGGTAAATACACCAGAGGACATTATAGACCTATGGCACAACAGATTATTGACACAGGTGCTGCCGCTAACGACGGCACTGGTGAACCGTTACGCGATGCATTTACCGCTGTAAATGAGAATTTCACTGAGATTTACACTGCTGGCCCTGTGGGCAGCAATGTTGTCATTTCAGGCAATACCATCACAGTCACTGGCACCAACAACAATCTGGTGTTGCGAGCCAATGGAATTGGCAATATCCAAGCAAATAGTTCAATCATGCCCAGCATTGATGCTGTGTATGACATTGGCGCACCTGCTCAACGAGTAGACACAGTTTATGCCCAGTATTTTGTGGGCAATGGTTCAGGCATAACAGGTGTCACTGCTGCGGCAGCGTCCAACATTAGTCTGGGATCCAGCAATGTCACAGTGACTACTGGTGGCAATGTAACCATTGGCATTCAAAACACCAGTAATGTTGCAGTATTTGCTGCGACCAGCACCACATTCAAAGGCAATTTATTACCAGCGGCCAA